CGCCTTCTAATTCTTCTAAAATATATCTGTAATATGGTTCTTCAGATGGAATTTTATCATTAGTTAGCATCATACTCATTGGGTCATTAGCATCTTCTTGTACAGATCGAATGTCATCAGCAATTGTTGATGGAGGTAAATTAATATATTCAAACATAGGTACTTTATCTCCTTTCCAAAAGAAGTAAAAACACCTGTCTCTTACTTGACTTAAACCATGTAATAGAGATTTAGTTTTAAATATACTGAATGTGTATCCATTAGCTTCTCCAATCTTTCTTAATCTTCTTACTACTGGTTCACCCATTTTAGAAGCTAGCCTTGGAGCATTTTCACCCCAGAATACTTTAGGTTGAACTTCAGCTAGAACGTATTCTGCTGATTTAACCATCCAATCATTCATTGGACTATTACTTGCAGCTTGTGGACTAAGAGAACTTAGACCTGCGCAAGGACATACAGTATTAACTACATCAACACTTTCAGTATGTGTCTCTCCTTGTGAGAGATTCAGATAGGGAATTTCATTATTATAATAATTTCTTAAATGTTCTTCATTAGCTTGAAATCCATCAAACGTAAGAAAGTATTTTGGTTTAGTTTTAAAAACGTTTTCCATTGCGATGGTTTCACCACCTATCAATGGGACGATGCTTGCCCATGTATTCATATTAAAAAAATTCCTCAAGTGTATTTGTTTCTTCCATACCAGTCCAATATGGATAGTACTCTCTTGACAAATGAATTGACTGTGGTTTTTCCATATAGTCAAAATCTAATTCGCCTTGTTTGTTCAATAGATATTTAGTCCATTTGATTCCTAACCCAGAATCATGAATAATTTCATTAAACAGTTTTCGAGCGTTATTGCGCTCTTCCCATGTACCACTAAACGGTTGGCCATTATAGAATCCTGATTTAGGAATCTTTCTTGACTCATGCTCGATTGGGAGAAGTTCGTAAATTCGACCTGGAACAGATAAGTTATCCACCTCCGTTACATATCGTTCAGCTAAGTCTTTTACGTTCTTCTCCCAACCGCCATCCAATCTACACACATGGTGTCTTATATCTATATTACCAAAGTAGAATTCTACTGGTTGTGGACCAGTTATTTCTACATTAATAAACGATTCAAGACCTTCATTAAGTGCTCCATTTAAAGTTTTAAACGGAACGCTGTTTACAGTCCAACCTGGCCTGTACATACATATCGAATGAGAATCTCCTACTACTATTTTATTAGTTGGATTAGGGTTATCCACTCGAATTGCCTCATTAAACATTCTTTCAAGATTATCTAAATCTACATCATGCCATTCTGGTTGGACTTCTTTTTTAGCCGATTCCAGTTTTGATTTAACCATTTCGTGATACGGCGGGAAGTCGATTCCAATTGAATAGACTTTGCCTTTGAATCTAGAAAAATTGACAGTGTTTTTAACATATGGAAAGCCGTATACACCACCAAACATATTAATTCCACCAGACCAGTCACTACCATGATAAACCCAAAGGTTATCATAGTCATTATGATCTTCAATTTCTCCACCGTAGTTGATATCGCAGTTTCCATATTTTTCCTTTATCATATCGCCATATATTACACCTTGAGCACCTCTATGAGAACCAGGTCTTTTTGCTATAGGTATAAATGGGCAGTTAATTATATTTCTCATATTAAAAATTCTTCTATTGATGATGGTTGATGTTGTAAAGCTTCTACGATTGAAGTTACATCAGTATTAGAAATTTGTCTTTTTTCAATTCTTGATGTATTCTTTCTCATATCGCAATATACTCCATATTGACATAAGGCTACTTCAGAACTGTAACATGTCAATTCGCTTTGTGGGAATGAATACACATTCTTACCATCTACGTTTATATTGTGCCAATATTCGTTAAAGTATATTTTACCGAATAGTTTTTCTTGATTCTCTCTAACCCATACTACTTGGTTACCTGGAGAACACTCTTTCTTACTCAATGTTGGAAATAGCATTTTTAATGTCAGTTGGCATCCTGGCCCAGGTAACACATATGCTTCATCATGAGTAAAATTTAAATTAGGATTTGTTGATTGGTCAGTTGCTCCATGATATCCATAGTAAGGACCAATACCTTCTTTCGAAAGTAGTACTTCACAACATTCTTTTAAAGATCTGCAATGAAGGATTTTATCTACTGTGCCATCTACTAGCCAATCAGATAACCAACTAATCATATTAACAGCATGAGTCGGATGACCATGAGTTTCTCTAGCAAATTTATTAGATGCTCCCATAAGAGAGGTATGTAACTCTGTCTTAGACCAAATAGAATATCCTAATCCTTTAGCTCTATCTAAATTAGATCGAATTTGTTCTAAATATTCTGGATCAATTAAGACTCTTTCAAAATCAGTATATGCTTTCCTAGGATCTAGTTCAGCATTTAAGATTCTATGGCAGTCTCTACCTCCATAAAAGTGAGTAATTACAAAATTAAGTACTCTATTCTCGTCAGACATGTCTTTATTTGTAGAAATATTTTCAGCCATGTATCTTAGACGATCGTCCATAGTTACATTAGGACCAAAATATTCGGTATTCCATTGAATGGCTGGATCATCTCCATTGAAGGAGTCATTCAATCCAGCTCTATAATCGAAACCTTCAATAACACGTTTCCAAAAATAAGAGATATCATCTGCTACTTTTTGATCTACGTATTTCCATAAATTAGTACCTGACATGTTCCTCACTTTCGCGTGCTAAATGAATAATTTGTAAACTAGGATGTACATTTTTAATTTCAGCTATTTGTACGGGATCGTCTTCAAAATGCATACCTATTTTATAAGCATGTATTTCCTGAAGTTCTTTAATTGTTTCAGCTTTATGTCTACCAGATGCTGCACGACCATATGCCGGATCAGATCTCTTTAATGGATTATACATTACTCTATTATATATGTTCCTAGATTTCAGCATTTTTTTCAGTTTCTTCTCTTTGTTCGAATGAACGCCCTGTAATAATAATATCCATATCACAGGGTTTTACTCCAGTCAATTCTTCTCCAAAATAGATTACGCCATCAATATCAAATGTATTAATTAGTGTTTTTAAGCCAAAAGCGTTTCTTAAAGAATTAGACATAGTCGTTTTCTCCTGATTGGAAAGTATAAGTTAGTTCTTCAACTTTTGGATTATTTTTCTTAAGTTGTGGAGTTGTTTTAGTAGTTAAAACTCTACGAGCTAAAGCATCACATTCGAACTTAGCATCAGCAGTTTTTAATTGTTCAGGTGGTGTCTTTTGAGACCATGCTGATGGACCACGTAGGTAACCAACAATCCCCATTTCAGAAGCAACCTTACAAAATCGAATAGCATCATATACGATGCCAGCACTATTTGGAGAATCTTGAACAGATAGACGAGCAGTTAGTTCATAACGAGCTCCTGCCCAACCCCAAAATACCATATCAATATTAGCAATCTTATTATCAGACCCCATATATTCATCTCCTGGTTTTTGGAAAACTGTAAGTGATGGACCAGCATACATTGTAAGACCAGAGATATCTTTACCACGTACTACAGCTTGACCGTTAAGTACATTTTCTTTAGAGATATGTTTGTTCTTTAAACGATCTTTAGTGGCCATATTTAAGAAATCAGTATTAGCAGTACGACCTGTTCTACGCATATCACCTTGAGTAGTACCGCATGCTTTATTTTCTTGAATGTGTTGAGTAACTAATAAACCAGAATCCATAATAGATCCTTGAAGTACTTCAGATAAACGAGAAGCTCCATAATCAGAACGCATATCAGAACCAACGATTGTTACACCATTGTCGATTGCAAGTTGTTCTAATTCCATAGCATCTTTAGTTGAAATATATGTTGGCATACAATTAACAACATGTACTCCAGCACGAATAGCATTTTCAATATGCCAACTAGCAGCTTCTTCTGAACCTACTGGCATATAATTAAGTAATACATCAACTTTACGATCTTTAAGAATATTACGATACTCATTTGCTGTAATAGCTTTAGTTTCTTTATCTTCTAAAAACGAAATGTTTTCGTCTAGATCATGCATGTGTGGTGCAATACCATCAAGTGTTGGTGATCGATATACAGTTGATTCGTTAGCAATACAACTCATATCATGCCCTTGAGGGAATACTTCCATGTTACAATTTGGTTTTGCATAGATTGCAGTGTTTAGTCGTTTACCAACTTTACGTGAATCTACGTCAAATCCAACTACAAAGTTAAAATTCATTGATGAGTAACCACCAATGTCTTCAAACATTAGACCAATAGTATCTTCTGGATTTTCGTTATAATATTGAACACCTTGCACTAGTGCTGATGAACAGTTGCCGACGCCGGCGATTGCGATATTTATTTTTTTAGACATAATTTTCTCCTTTATATCAGTTTATTTAAGTGAGTATTTGACTGGATTAGAGTAGCTCACTATAGTAGTTATACAATTAGATTTTCTACCAAATTTCTTACTAGTAGTAAAAATCCAGCTGCGTTTAAAATTACTAAAGCTCTATCTTTCCAAAGAATAGAAACACATAGCCAACCTGAAACTCCTATAATAGATAGAGTCAGATCAATTAATTGCATACCTTCTATTCCTCTTAGAGACATTGCGCTAAGTAAAAATACAGATGCTACCCATTTAACATACCAATCTAAAGTATATTTTGGAGTAGCGCTTTTAAAAATTCTTTTAGAATTTTCAAGTTCTTTTTGATTAAATTTGTTAGTCATATTTCACTAATTCGGATTTTACTCCTGCTTCATCAAAGAATTTTTTAGTAAGTTTGAAAGAGTCTTCCCATTTCTTTGGCCAGTTCGGATTATATGGACTTATAACTCTTCTTATTCCAACTTGAATAATTGCTTTTGCACATTCATGACAAACTGGTAATCCATAAACAAAAAGATCAGATCCATCTAAAGAAACTCCATTCCATGAAGCATTGTATATACAATTCATTTCTGCATGTACAATTTTCTTATACTTTTCTTCTCTATTCGAATAATCGCTATCATCCATTCCTCTTGGATATCCATTGTATCCTTGAGCTAAAATTTGGCCTTTACTTCCAACAGCAATTGCTCCGACTTTTGTACTTGGATCTTTACTCCAAGATGACACTTCTCTTGCAATGCCTAAATATCTTGGCCACCAAGTAGAATCTTTTCCATTAGTTTCCATATTTAATAATCTATGTTTCATTTGACTAAATCAAAGTGTTTTTCATACACATGTAAGTTTTGTACTTGCCAATGTATATTGCCTGGCTCAATGTGAAGATCCCAGCATAGTTTTTCTAAAACGTATTTTTGCCAAGCATAATCATTTCTATATCCAAAGATAACATCATTAGATCGCATTTGTACTACAGCATCTAGTTGATCATTACGATCATAATAAGTTACTGAATTAGTACATATAAAATCATTTTTGAATTGGTCATTATATTCCATCCAAATGCTTGGACGAGTATAAATCATAGAAGCTCTACGAGTGTCTGGGTTTTGTTCCAATTCATCTATTACTTGATCGTATTGATTGTGAAACTTATCAGAATATATTAAATGGCCATAGTTTGAATTTATTTCACCATGAACATTAGCAGTCATTTGCCATGCTTTAGGTGGTTCTTTACCACTTTCTGGATAAATATCAAAGATATTAGTTGATTGGCTTTCATACCATTCTATTTCAGCATCAATGTAATCATAGTTTGGAGTACCAAATATAGCTTCTTGATCAGCCATAAAGGATGCGCCAAGCATTTCAATAGTTTTAGATCCTGTCCTATCTACTGTAAAGTTTTCGTTTTTTAATTCATGAATAAAGTAATCACGAACTGCTTCAATGGTTATCATGTTCTTTCCCATTCGTCCTTTTCTGGTGGTGTAATTGGTTTATTAAACATATCACGACCTGGTTGTTGACCTTCCATCTTACCACGAATATAAGATACTGCAAAAGACGAATAATTAATTAGATCTTTATACGTATCTTCAAGTGATTCAAAGTTAGGATTATTACCAGATTCAAGAAGTGAAGTGGCACGCATTACTTTACCAAGAATTACATCATGGATGGTATCAACACCTCTACGATAATGCATTGATTGAGTAACATTGGATCCATCACTTTGATAATCTTGTGATTTTTTGGTTTGCATTTCTGCACATTCTTTTAAGACTACTAGACTTTCTTTCATATCATTTCCTTTATAATATAGTTATTATAACACAGTTTACAGTAAAAGTAAACAATTATTTTATTTTTTTTAGCAATTAATGCTGTAATTTCCATTGGTTCTTATACCATTCATATCTACCATGGTACGAATAGTCATTCGAATCTGGTGGATTAATAAAAATAATAAGAGAATCTGGCCATTCCATCCATTCTTGGTTCTCTTTAATATTAGTAAATCTTTGAAGCATAATTGGAATATTATCTTCTGTTCCAGTTACTTTAACTTCTACTGGATATCCATCTGGATCAATGACATCTTTATATTCTCTTTCATCATCATCCCATCCTAGGATATCTATAAGATAAAGTTCAGCTGCGTGGCCTCTACGAGTTTGTCTAATCAAATCCTCGTATGTTCTTCCACTCATTTTAAATGAAGTGTTTGTAGCTATTTTTTTAGCTTCGTTCGTAGCCCTATCATGAAGTTGAATAGGGTTTATATCGTTTATGTTAAAATCTATCATTTGTAAAATATATGGTTATTAATAATTATTGTTTGTGTTAAGTAATCATTCCAATAAGGATCAACTTGATCGTTATGATACCATAAAGCACCTTCTGTTAAATCAATTCTTTGGTCCCATAATACTGAATCAGCTACTCTTATAGATTCCATCCATGTAATTGAATCAGTTGGTTCATCAGATTTTCCATCACAAAACCAGCTAAATTGACATTTATTTCTAATAGGATATTCATTACCTTTCCAATTAGTTCCCCATTTTGCTTGATAAACTACATCACATATTGTATTAGGAAATTGTAAATCATCAACTCTATTTAGTACTACTTGAGCTACAGCAATTCTTCCAGCTAGCGGTTGATTTGCAGCTTCAAAATATATGTTTTGAGCTAAGCAAAATCTTTCTCCATTTTCGTCGCTTGCAAATACATCATTTGCCCACAGTGAAAACATAAGAATACATGTCATTATAACTGCATGCATTGGTAGAAACCATTTGGATCCTGAGTTTGGTAAATTTAGTCTTTTCATATTGTTTCCTATAAATTTTTGCTGAATACAAATTCAATTGCTCTTTCAGCTTCTTTATCAATTGGTCTTTTTAAATACCAATTACCACAATCAGCATCTAATCCTCTGATTAAATACTCAACTTCTTTTGCAGTAATAGGATAACCTTTTGATATCGCATTACCTGCAATCGAAACCATAAGTTGATAGAGAGCATAATACCAACCATCACTTAATACTTTGTATTCTTCGATTTTTCGTTTATTTACGAATGGACAATCTTTATAAGTTGTCCATGTATAATTTTTATTGTTTAGTTGATTTTTTCTATGGTCCATTAACCCTTGTTTAATAGCAGGTGGCAGCTTATCAAAAAAGCTTCCTTCAGGAGTAACATACTTATGTTGTTCCATAAGGATAGATGGATCCATAATTTTACCTTCATTTTTTTCTATGAAATTAAAAGCGCCATCATATACTGCTGGAATATAGTACATACGAGATAAATCTTTTGTTTGAGCATCTCCAATCTCTCCTAATTGTTTATTAAGAGCAAACCAAAAATGTTTGATTTCTTCTTTATCAACATATCTTGTTAATGGAAACACTAATCTAAATTTTGGTAATGCTTCAGTTGAAGATGCAGTACTATATTTAATATGTTGATATTCTTTCCATGGTTCAGCATTTACTTCTACATCAACATCAACTGCACACCAACCAGCCCAGCCAGTAACTCCATCATTACAACGAGTAGCATCTTTTTTATAGATTGCTGGACTAATTAATGGAGCATCTTTCTTTGTAGGATACTTAGTGCTTTGAGATAATTTAAATAATACAGCTTCAAACTCATCAAAAGAATCATAATCCATTCTTTGATGAGTTTTATTGTCGTATATGTTATTAAATATCGTTAAACTTACCATGGTTTCCTGCGTGACTTGGTGCTTCCCAACCTTCGGGTTTGATTAGATCTGGAACTCCAAGTGGATTTGGCCTTGATGGTTTCTTACCAACTTCTTTATTCATGTTAGCTTCAAGTACTGCATCCCATGCTTTATAGGAATCAATTCCAAAAGCATCGAGTGTACCAATAGCTACTACACATAAATCAATAAGACCATCTACTATTTCTTCTGGATCATTGGTTATAAAGGCTTTGCATGTTTCTTCAAATTCTTCTTCAATAAAATCAAGTCTGAATGATAGAAACTGTTTTAGTTTTTCTGGATTATTTTCAACCCATTGCCGTGTAAGATATTTTCCTTGCATTAAGTGAATATCTTCTACCCAATTTTTACTCATTATGTTATGATTCCTGATCCTGAAGAAGCTGATAAGTCAATAGGACTTGTAGCTGATTCATGTTGTTTAATTAAATCAGATACTGGTTCAACCATAAACATAACGAATTTTAAATCTATTTCAAATCCATCTTCAGCTTTTGTATAAGGCATAAATGGCATAAAGCCTAATTTACCTTCTCCAGCTGGAATAAGAACAATAGCATCCTTAAGTATGATTGTATCAGTATCGATACCGTTAAGATCAACGTTGGCAATTATTTCTTCACCGGATGTTAACCTGACTAATTGTATATTTTTCATATTTTCTCCATATATGGTATATTATAACACAGTTTTATGTAAATGTAAACTACTTTATGCAAAAAAATCATTTAAAGTAGCAATCTCTTTTGATGACCAACCAATCGCATCAAGGATAGGATCGATAGCATCTAGAAAAGTTTTTTGGAATTGTAGGTCATAATCAATATACCTTATAAGTCCAAACTCTTCTGGCAAATACTCAGGGAAACTAATAACATTTTCCTTAATTGCATTTGGGGTTTTTAGATAGACGAATTTAATTTTTTCGCCATTTCCAATTTGTTGATACTTTTTCTGTAAAGATAAATCTGTAAGCAGCTTATTATATAGTAACCCACCACGAGCATGTATTGGTGTGCCTTTTTTGTAAATGAGTTGGTTATCCTTATAAGCTGAGATTTTACTTATCCCACGAGGAAAAGCAATTTGATCTGGTGGAAGTGATTTGAAATATGTTTTGAATTGGTCAATAGATTTTTGTACTTCTGCTTCTGAGCCAGAAACAATCTCTTTAAAGATCGCTTTAAGAGCATCACGGCATGGCATAGGAGTAGAAGATTTAATAGCTTCAATACCCATGATTTTAAGCTTTGGTTCAGAATAACGAACACCTTCGTTATCTTGGACATTAAGGATATATCTTTTCTTAGCTGTCCATATACCCACATCAGCAATAACTTCACGACCCATAACCATTTTGTTTTCAATACCACCTAGGATATCGAACATATGCGCATATGAATCTTTTAATATTGGTTCAATTTTATCCTTACAAACTGCGTCAAGGAAATCAGTAGTGTTTGCAGGATTGAATTTTTTAACTAGATCGTCTAGGCTAACATACACACTGTCTGTGTCGATCGCAATAACGTAGTCCTTAGGTTTACTATTGGGCGAAGAGTTAAGCAATTTATTGATATAATCATTGACTGCTTTTTCAGCCCATCGAATTGTAAGCTGTCCTGAAAGAGTAATTCCTTCGGCGATTCTTTGGTCAAAGAACCTGAAGTACTTGTTGCCCAAAGCACCATAAAGAGAATTAAGGAGAATTTTAATAGCCATTTGCCTGTTCTCATTAATAGTGATATCTCTTTCAAGCCGGTATATATCTTGTTTGTCATTTTTATCTGCCTTTTGTAATTCCCTTTGCCCTTTAAGCATTGACTGTTTTATGTCAACACGTTCTGTGTATAAGTCATTAATGATCTTTGGTAATACACCAAGCTTATTTATATTGAAATATTGTCCATTTGCTGCAACTGCTTTACCACGCTTATCAACAACAGCGGGATTATTAAGTATCATATCAACATCAAGAGGAACAGTTTCACCTGAAGAAATAGTCTCTGGAGACATATTATATTGCATGATTAGTGAAGGATATAGTGAATTAAGATCAAAAGAAACAACGTTTCTGTGCAATCCAACAATAGGTTCCTTAACGTAACCACCAGGATATGGTGTTTTAATCTTATCTTCTGCGAATGGTATTGCAATTTTATTTGCATATAGATCACGATATATGATAGTGTCCCATATTGCAGTAGTGCCGAATGTGTCGCCATAATTAACACCACCCTTATAACCTATAGTCATAGCAAGAGTAATAAGACCCGTTTTGTCTTCAATACGATCAACTAGTTCAACATCTTTGATATTATAATCGATGAATTTTTGATAATCAAACTTATAGAGACTAAACAAATCTCCATGTTCTTCATAGGAAAGTTTCTTTTCGCCAAGTACAACATGAGAGATATGATTAAGAGAATATGATTCTTGAGGACCATAAGAATAGCCAAACTTTTTAAACAATTCAAGATAGTCTAAGTGTTCAATACCACCAATTTCGTATGTTTGTTGTTTACGTTGAAACGAATTAATAATTCTTTCGTCAACCATACCCCATGGAGATAGCTTTTTTTGTTCTCCTGGCATAAGACGATTAATACGATTTACAAGATATGGAATATCAAAGAAACGACTATTCCAACCAGTGATAACATCTGGAGTATTTGATGGTGTAGACCAATGCTCAAGAAACTTTTGAAGCAGCATAGCTTCGTTTAAACATTTAATATAAATGACTCGATTAGTCTTCATAAGAGCTTGACTTACATCGTAATCACCAACGCCAAAGACATAATAAGTATTGTCAATATTATTCTTAACACAAATAGCAGTAATTTCTTTTGAAGCTTCTTGAGGCTCTGGAAACCCATCATCTGAAGCAACCTCAATATCAATTGTAGTTACATTAATTAAGTTACGATCGAATTTGATGACACCAGGAAAGTATTCATTGATAAATGATGAGATATAACGAGTATTACCAAAGATCTTACGACCAGCAACTTGTTTATTTTCATCAACCCAACCCTTTGCATCACGCATAGTGTCGAATTTAATAGGTGCGCATTTGACTCCATTAAGAGATGTCCAATCACCTTTTGGCGAAGAGACAAATAGCGTAGGAGCATATTTGATTTTGTGGCTGACTTTCTTTCCATTCTCATAGCCACGATAGAGAATCATATTTCCATAACGAGTAACGTTTGTGTAAAAATTCATAGGCACATTTCCATAATCTAGAGTAATATTATAACACAGTTTTCATAAAAAGTAAAGGACTTTTTTCATTTAATTCAAAAAAAATAAAGGGACTAGGTTTGCTAATCCCTTTAATAATTGCTTTAGCCTATAGCAAATTGATTACTTGCGATCCAAATTAATGCTGGAGCTGTACCTAAACATACTCCAAATACTAATATAAATTCGAACCAATTAACTAAGGTCTCAGCGATTTCGTCATGATCAGCCATATAGGCTTTAATCTTTGCCATGATCTATCTCCAGTAAAAAGTATTTAAACTATCTACTGAGTTTTCGCTAATTGAGACTCTTTACTCGCGTAAAAAATCTTTCTTTGTTGATATCCCAGCAGACCCTATTTTGATCTCCCTAGGACGCTTCTCTTCTGGAAGTTCTACTCTAGCGTAAACTACGAGTATCCCATCACTAAGGTCAGCACCATCTATTACGACAAATTCTGAGAGGCGGAAGCTCTTCTCAAATTTGCGGGATGATATACCCTTATACGCGAATTCACGATCATCACTAGGCATTTGACCTTTTATCTTTAAGATACCATCCTTTACTTCGACTGAAATGTCTTCCTGTTTGAAGCCGGCCAAAGCCATCTCGATTAAAAATTTCTCTTCATCGATCTTCACAACATTGTGTGGGGGATAGTTATCTGTAGATTTACCAGCAGAATGAATTCTTTCTAGCTCATCCAATAAAGGCTCAAAGCCTACGAATAGTGAACGTGGTACGTTCATTGTATTTCTTACCATTTTTAGTTCCTCCTAATATATAGCAAGGTTTTTAGAGCCGGTCCAATACCGCACTCTTTCAATTATATTTATACAACTTAAAATCTTAGTTTTAAGATCTTATGTTACAATTGTGTTACAAAAGTTGTATAAATAGTTATATGCAAAAATATTTAAAAATAAAATTTAAACAATTTCACAAATTAATGAAATCGAGTAGGCTTTACAAAGTAACTAATTTAGTTCTTTAATCTTTATTACTATTTCCAATATTATATTTTGGACATAGTTCCCATTCAGACTTATCTTTAAAAGGTATAACCTTTATTTGTCTTAGAGGAGCTACGTTCTTTGCTGCTTCTGGATTAAGAATTGATATCAATCCCCAATCTGCTAGTAGCACAGAAATAGTATTTCTTCTTTCTACATCGTTTTCTAATAAATTACTAGGTTTTCCATCTAGTAAAAATAATTCTTTAAAATGCACAATAAAGTATCTTCCTTGTTTGTGCAATATGTGACATGACTGAAATAACTTGTTATCTCTTCTAGAGGCAACACCAATTCTAGTTAGTGTTTCTCTTACTTTGAGAAAGTCATCAGGTTCGTTGAGAGTAATTTCAAGCATCATTTCTGGCTGCCAATTACTTATTTGCTTTTGTTCTTCCACCTTTATAAATCCTTCGTTTCAAATCTTCTATTTGATTATTATTTAATAATGATAAAACAGATTTAGCTTTTTCATCGCTATACCCATAATATTCTTTAAGAGTATTAATGTTTTCATCTTCTGTGGGTTTAAACCACTTAGAAAACCTTTTCTTCTTTCTAATTATATTTATAA